AAGTAATCCTAGTTTTTTATCTTCATCAGTTAGGTTATCCTGGTGACGTCCTTGTTTTTTTTCTTGTTCTGCTCCACCATATATCTTAGTTTGTGATTTTTTTAATATTAAATATTTTAATTTATATTTAAGATATTGTTTTTTATAATCCATTATATATAAATATTATTATATTTTTTTTTATTAAACAATTGAAAATGGATTTGGAAATGCTTTAACAAATCCTAATGATAAAAATTTAAATATGGAAGATGAAGTATTTTTTTTATATTTAATATATAGTTGTTTATCTAAGGTAATAGAAGTATCAAAATAAATAATAATTTTAGCATTTACAAATCCAGGTTTTGATATAATAGAAAGATTTTTTAAATAGGGATTATATAATGAATCAACAATAGTAAAATCAGAGTTTAATAATGATTCACTTGATATATTAAATTGATAAACAAAGTTTGTATAAAAATTAATAGAATTAAATAATGAATCATTAAATTTAAATGTATCATCTGTTTTATTATATGTAATAGTGTATTTTATTACATTATTTGTGATTTGACTATCTATATACCATTTATTATTTGAAATATTGATTATTTTAATTGAACTGTATAATAAATCAATATTATTAATAGAAAATTGGTTAGAATTATCGGATGTGTGAACTAAATCAGAAGTGATTAATTCTGATGATGATATTTTGTTTGAACCGAGTAATATATCTCCAGGAGTTGTTTTAATAGTAAAGGTATTAATATTATCATTAATAATAAAATTATAAAATGCTCCATTATCTATGGGTGATGATATGGATGGTAATAATAATGATATATTTTTTGATAATTTATTTGATTGTATTAATTTAGCATAGGTTTGACTATTGATGGTATGTGGAAATGTGAGATTAGTAAAGATGTCTGTTTGATTATTTAATGAATCAACAATAGTGATATTATTATTATCAATAAGTGAAATTTTAAATTGTGAATTGATATAATTTTGATTTAGATTAGGTGGATTTTCAAATTGAATTAAATCATTAATAGAAAAATTATGATTTGATATTGTAAGTATATTTTCTGATTTGATTTGAGATATAAGGAAATGTGTTTTTGATGATCTTAAATTAAAATATGAGTTTGTTAGTTTAGTGGATGATTTTAAAATATTTGTAATATTATTATGAGAAAGTGAGTAATTAGAATGTGTTTTTAATCTGAATGTATTTCTTGTAGTTTCAGTAACTCTAAAAATAATATAATCTTGATTTATTGAATCATTGATTAATGATATATTATTTTTTTTAATATTTTCTAATGTAATTAAATCATTTATTTTTAAATTATGATTAAATGAAGTAAAAATGTGATTAGGGAATTTAGTGATTTGTGATATATTTTTTTTGTAAGTGGGTTTATTAATATTACCAATAATAAATGTGCAATTAGTATTATTATTAGATATATTGTAAGTTTGATTAGAGTCTGTATTTATAGTATTATTAATATAAATAATATTTGTGTAATCATTAAATTTAAAGTTATTGATATTTGTAATATTTGTAACAGTTAAATTAGAAAAAGTATATACCATTAATATATTTATTATATTTATTTTTTAAATTGTATATTTATATTTTAAAAATTAATTGTGTTAAATAAAATAATAATATTTATATATATATAGTATGACGGGTAGTTTATTATATTTAGCAGCTAATAAAGAAGGACAAGAAGATGTTCATTTAACAGGAAATCCCGAAATGAGTTATTTTAAGAATATTCATAGAAAATATAGTAATTTTTCAAAAGAAACAATTAAATTATATTTTACTGAATCTGAAATAAAGATGGGTCATACACACTATTGTTCTATACCAAGAAAGGGTTCATTATTATCTAATTTATATTTGTATGTTGAACTACCGACTTTAGTGAGTGCGGACAATAATGAGAGTTGGAAGGGTTATATAAATGGTGTAGGTTATAGTATAATTAAAAGCGCTACACTAAAAATAGGTGGTATGGAGATTGATAAGTTTGATTCTCAATATTTTGATTTATATAATGAATTATATGATCCAAATACGGATTCTTTAGTAGGGAAGTTTAATAGTGATATAACTTTACAAGAAAATTCATCAAAACAAAGTTTATATATACCTTTACCATTTTGGTTTACTAAAGATCCTGGATTAGCATTACCATTAGAAGCATTACAATACCATGAGATACAAGTGATTATAGAATTTAGAAAACTGACTGAAATAGTAAAATCAAATATACTAAATTTAAATTTAACAAATACTAAAATAAAATCACATTTAATTGGAAAGTTTCTTCATCTTGATTCAGATGAAAAAAAGAAGTTTATCAAAAGTGAACATAAATATTTAATAGAACAAACTCAAATATTAGCAGAATCAGATCTAAATACAAATACTTCTAATGTAAAAGTGCCATTAGAATTTAAACATCCTGTAAAAGATATTTTATGGGTAATATGTGATGATTTAAATCATGTTGAAAATATTAAAACAGGTAATAATTGGTTATCTTACACATCAGTATCAAGTAATTACGGTGATACATTTTCAACAGCTAAAATAACATTAGATGGGAATGATTTAATTGAGTATATGAATGCTGATTATTATAGAAATGTAGTTCCTTATGAAGTTTATGGTATTATTCCTAGAAAATATGTGTATGCTTATTCATTTAGTTTAAATCCAGAAGATCATACTCAACCATCAGGTTCTTGTAATTTTTCTAAATTTACAAGGGCTTATTTAGATATAATATTTAATAGTACATTTACTACAGGAGGGTCACCAAATGGTAAGATAAAGGTTTATGCTACAAGTTATAATGTATTTAAAATAAAAAATGGGATGGGTGGATTAGTTTTTTCGATGTAATTTTTACGATGTAATTTTTGATTTAAAAAAAAAGTTTATATAATATAATATAATGCCTTCAGGTTTAGTAAAACTTAGATATAAAGGAAAAGAAGAAAAAATATTTTATGATAATCCACAGATAAATTATTATAAAAAAATATTTAAAAGACATGTTAATTATGCTAAAAATGTTGTAGAAAATGAGTTTTTTAATCGTTCTGAGGGAAAAACTACATTTCCTAATACAGATATATCATTATCAGAATTAAATGTTCATTTTATAAAAAATTTATATTTAGAGATAAATTTATTTGAATATAATAATAATTTTGATTTAAATCAGTTATTTGAAAAAATAGAATTAAAATGTTCTGATTATATAATAAATACTTTAACTCCTGAAATAATCAATATTCAATCAGATATATATTATGATTCATCAAAATATAATTTAATCAAAAAAACATATGCTAGTAATCATAGAAATAAATATTTTATTCCTTTATTTTTTCCAGCATTAATGAAAAATTATATACCAATATATTTACTTTATAAAGAAGAAGTTTATTTAAGGTTTTATTTTAAACAAAATTATAATATAACAAAAATTAGTTTAATTTCAGAAGGTATTATCATAGATGATGTTAAAGTATTTGATTCAAAAAATTATATGTGGTTATCAGAAAATATAGATTATATTCAAAATAGAGAACTTATTACTTATAAAGAAGAAGTAAAATTACAAAAGATAGAATTAAAAAATCATTTTAATAAAATAACTAAAACATTACTTTTTACATTAAATGGAGGTTCAATTGACAAGGTTATATTAAGATGTGATAATAATGTATTTAATTTAAATAGTAAATTATTACAATATATTAATTTATATCAAACTAATTTAAATTATAATAATTTTAATTCATTGGATTACGGATTATATTTAATACCATTTTCATTATTTAGAGAAAATATATCTGGATTTGTAAATTTTAATCAAGTTAATAATCTTTCTTTAGAATTATGTCCTAAAAAACTAAATACAAATATGTATTTTTATAAAATTTTAAAGCATGAAAATCAAAATTTTAATTTTTATGTCGATACTACTTTAACAACAGTTGGTTCATATTCTCCTACTATTTATATATTTTATAATATAATTTATTATATCAATGATATAAATACAAATATTAATATTACATCTGATTTAGAAACTAAAATAACATATCCTGGATTTAGTAAAGAAAATAAAACATTAATAGTTGTTGATTCGGATATTACTAAATTATATTATTATGATTTAGATACAAATAATATAATAACTGGTATATTTGAAATATCTAATGTAGATCTTCAAAATTCTGGGAAAGCATATATAAATATTTACAATTTAAATTATGATTTATATAATATTAATAATGGTCAATTATTTCCTCTTAATATTGAATTATAAATGCTTAAATAAATATTATTATATTTAATAATATATAAATGACTGGTAGTTTATTACAACTTAAATATATAGGTGATGAATCAAAAATATTTATAGGAAATCCACAAATATATTTTTTTAAATCAGTATTTAAATCATATTCTAATTTTGGAACAGAAAATATTGATATACCATTTATTAAAACACCTAAATTAGATGATTTTACACAAGCAAAAATACTTATTCATGGTGATTTAATTAATCAAATTTATCTAAAAATGAATTTAAATCTAACTGTAACAAATTATGATTTTAAATTAATAAATAATTTTACATTACCAGCACAAAATTTTTCACTTACAAATTTACAGTGGTTATCATCATCTAATGGAGGAATTAATTATGAATATGATGTAAAACTTAATAATTTTATTACATCATTATATAACTATAAATATACTATTGATGA